CCCGCCACCTCGGACTCAGCCGAACCGCGGTAGGCAACTGGCGGTCAGGCGTCAGCCTGCCGGACCCGGTTTCCTGCGAGCGCTTGGCAGGACTGACCGGAATCCCGCTGGCACGGGTGCTGGGAATCGTAGGAGAGGCCCGCGCTCACTCGCGCGAGGAAAAGGCCGTATGGCGCAAGCTGGCGGCCTCCGCCACCCTCCTAGCGCTGGTGGTGCTGGGAAGCGAGCAGCAGCCCGCACAAGCGGCAGAAATCGGCGTCGAGGCCGACTCGGTGTACATTATGCGAAATCGCGGAGGCCTCGGTAAAGGACTGCGCTACCTCGGACGAATCCTGCGGGACTGGCTCGGCTTCGCCCTAGGACGCGCCCGCAAGCCAGAAGGAAGCATCGAGGCCTTCACATGGATTTGACCGACTACAACAACAGAACGCCATGCTGGCCAATGGGCCAGCCATGCCCGAACAAGTGCGCTGCGCAAGTGCACGACTTGATAACGCGGAACCATGTGCACTTGCACGGCCCGTGGGCCGGCTGGCGACTCGCCGGCCGCGACCTGGTCAGCCCAGACGGCATCAGATTCAGCCCCGAGCGACTCCGAGGGCTGGCATGGCGGCAAGAAGCAGAAACCCGCTTGGCCCACATCCGGGCCAAGCACCAGCAGCAAGAACCGCTCGTCACCGTGATCCGCGTCCGCCAAAACGAAATCGGACCCCTCGCCAGCTAACGGACACACAACAAGCGCGCACGCGCCGAAGGAATGGGTCACCATGGGTGGGTGGTGAACACGCCCGGGTCTACATCAACACCTGAACCCGGAACCGGGTCACAACCGTGGCACCGCAGGTGCGTTGCGAGGATCGCCCAGGAGCGGCCCCAAACTCATCATTGCCCGTGCGTAGGGGGCTTTGCCCCCTACACCCCCAGCCTGTAACCTGCCGGCACGATCAAGGGGGGGGCACCATGGAACGAGAGCGACCGCCATATCTAGGCGAACTGCCGCGGGACAGGCGCGGAAATTGGGCCATATATGCACTCGCGGTAGCGTTATTAGCTGCATTGCTAGGAGGCTGGCGTATCTATGCGGACACAGTAGCCGCATGGCATACGCGATTCAAAAGTCCGAGCCGGAGCGAGCCCGCCACATCCCATGCGAGCCGGGCTCAGGAGATCCAGCGCCAACAGACCCTAGCCCAGATCAGGGCGCAGCGCGAAGCAGCCCAACGCCAAGCGACACAGCAACACAGCACGAACCGCCACGGATGGAAGTGCATCGATGGAATCCTCTTCCGCCCCCTACCCGGCGGCGGCTGGGAGAACGTGCCAGGCGAGAGATGCGCTACGTCGAGGCAATAGCAGCCAGCAAGATCAGGTGCGCAACGTAGTACCCAAGAAACGCCCACCGGACACGTGGCACGCGCACATTCAAACGCCCTAGCACGAACAGCAACGGCACCGACAACAACGCCCAGTAGTTGCCGTTGTAGAGGCACAAAGCGCCATATGCAGCACACAGCGCCACGGCAGCAACGACGTGACCCGTCCACGTCCTGGCGCCGAACCACAGACGCGCACCGAGCATCAGCGCCGGGCCGATCCACTGATAATCAACAAACACGCCGAGGACCGCCCACGCGACGAGCGCAGCCCATGCGCTCCGCGCAGTACAGACGTACAGCCCCAGAGCCAGCGAGAACAGCACATTCACCGGCAGCCAGTAACCGAACGCCAGCGCGTGAAACGGCTGAACGATCGCCCCAGCCACCAGCAAGCGGCGAATCGCCCGGCCAGCAGTCCCAGAGCGCGTATCCAACGCGGCGTTGTAGGCCAGCACCACGGCAAACACCGGGAACGCGACGCGCCCAACTTCCGACAGCCACTGTAGCGAGCCAGCGAACATGACCTTGTTCACGTGGTCGCCGGTCATCAAAACCAGCGCCAACCATTTCAACAGTTCACGGCCGCCAGACGTCATTGCACAAGCCCCGCACCATCAATAACGACTCCCGCACCGCTCGTAGACGCTGCCACGGCCTGCGGCACCTGGCCAACCTGATGCACCTGATCGCGCTGACGCTCACGGTACGGGTTATAAGGCGCACCATGACGCGCCACCGTGCGGCACTCGGCCTGACTCAATTCATAGCGCGTGCCCTGCTCCGTCAAACATGTGCAAGACGGTTCCCTCTTCTGCCCGTTGGCATCTTCGCCGGAGAGCGAAGACATGCAGTACAACTGAGGATCGGCAGTAACGCGCCGATCATCGAACACCGGAGCAGTCCAGGGCATAGTGGCAAACCGCGGCAAATGCGCAGTCGCATAATCCGAGAGACTGGCCCACGCCCCGCGCCCGCCGCCGCCCTGCCCCACAGAAACGGC